TGTTCAGTCTTCACAAATAAACCCGATCTCCCTTCATTCTCAATCGTGGGGCCGAATAATCTTTTGCCCATGCCAGCAGTCAGGAAACAGTAGGCATTGTCATTCAGGTAACGACCTTTGACCGTTTGACCCGGCGCGGTTTCGATCTCATACTGAGCATCGTAAATCTCTAATTGAGTTTTGGACATTGCCAGTTGAGGGACAACCCGCATTAGAATCTCAGGGGAAACGGCACTAGCCACACCCGCAGCCGGAACATTAGACAACATCCCAGTAGATAACGCTCGGTTACGGGTTGATTCTTGACGGCTTAAATGGATAGCCAACCGATTAGACATCACAATCTTGTCGGGGTAATATCCTTTCTTGTCGTAGAAGTTGAGTAAGTGATCTTCAATATCCTGCAACCCTGTGGCTGTAGTGTAAGCATCCCATTTAGCCGTCCCAGATAAGGCTGTAGGATACTGATCGGCTGTAGTGGTATAAGCCAATTTAGCCGTTACACCGGATCGGGGGTCGGTATAACTAACTTGACCCGACTGTAAAACTTGCCAAGTTAAGACGTTGGCTAGTTTGATCACCCGTGGCTGCAAACTAGCGACGGAGCCGTAAAGCATATCAATGAATGTCTGGGACATATTGCCCGGTAACATCCGTTTAAACTTCAGCATTTGCTCCTGCTTTTTCTCATCCCAGTTGTGGGCGATCGCCAGCTTAAAGAAGTCTCCATCAAACTTAATTAGACTTCCTGCACCCGTTGAGACAACCTCACCATCAACGGAAATCACGGAAGCGATTGCTAGGTTTTGTTTAACAAGATATGCCAACACATCAGGGTCATCGGAAAACTCAAGGGTGACAAAATCATCCATCAGTTTGTATTGACTCAGAACGCCGGGGTCGGGTTTTTTGCCCATCCGTTGTAGGAGGGATTCTTTATCTGGGTCAATCAAGAATTGAAAAGTATCGTTATACAGGAGTTGAACCTGTGCAGCCGATACGTTATTTAAGAAATCTGCAATATACATTAATCAAGTCCCTCCGTTAAGGAATAAAAGTTAGTTTCGGCAGTTGGCTTTGGATGTCACCGTCAATGTATGGCAACGCATTAATAGAAACGACACCACCTGAGTATGGAGCGATAAACTGATCTCCGTCATAGAGCGAGATAGTGCTATTCAACACCCCGACAACAACATCCCCAATCGTGCCGATCTTGGCTCCAATAGCTAGGGAGGCGTTACCACCTTGAGGGGTGATCGTCAAGGTTCCGATTGCAGTGGTCACATCAGCAACCGCAGTCCCTAAAGTGTTAGCAACGCCCTGAGCTACCGTTACAGCCGTGGTAAAGATGATTCCTTCCTGGTCTGTAGTCAGTGTCAAAACACCGCCCGGAGTTGTTACTCGGATTTCTTCTAAGGGAGAAGACCCAGATTGTGCTTTGGTGATAGCCGCTTTTAGACCATCGGCAACGTTCTGATTTGATGCAGCCGTGGCAACGAATGAAATCGGAGCGTCATTGATGGAAACGGTAAAGATATTGCCAACAGCAACCGAAGCAAAGGTAACGGTTGTAACTTGTCTTTGAGTCAAAGAATCAATACCCGTCACAGTCCCAAATAGCGGGGCTGTAGCTGCACGAATAGCGGTTTCTTCTGTGTACCGTGAAACCCCTGGTGCTGCAATGTAGCGAAGTACATCTCCAATCTTGAAAACCTGGGGGCATTCCACAATTACAACAGTTTCGCCGGAAACATAGGGAGCGAGAATCTTAGCCCGACCTAAAGGACGATGACCGCCTGTAGATTTCTTAGCAAGAAAAACACCCGCAGGAACGGATTTAGATCCTGCAATAGATGGGATGTCCGACTCCTCTAAGCAGCAAGAAAACGCGGCTTCGGTATTGGTATTAACCGCGATAACTGGGGGGTCTGAATAAAAACGGGTTACTTTCATTTGTTACTCCTAAACGTATCCATTGCGGGTGCGGAATGATTGAATGGACTGCACATCTTCATGGGAGAAGTCTGTGTCAATCGGGTCGTTAGCCATTTGTCCAAATTGAGCGATAGGGCCGCGAGCGTTGGCAATATAAAGGTAATATTGCAGACGATCTAACTGTTGACCCGGTGGGACGCTTAACCCTTCACAAGCCGAGGAAAATTGAGCCGTCCGATCTTGACCCGTTTCAAATTCTCCAATCAGCAGTCGGCGCTCATGGGTTGTTAAAATCCCAGCGGCAATCATCTGATCACATTGCCGTTCGATAGCTCGGAGGGTTTCACCAATGGCTTGCTGTTCCTTGAGGGCTTCAAATTCGGCACGGAGTCCGATGTCAGCATTCATGGTGACAACGGGTTCAGCATAAATACCTTCACTGAGGGAATAAGAATCATTGGGAGATCCCCCTAACTCAGTAAAAGCATTGGCAGCCAGATTAACGAAATCGTTATAATCTTGACCGTTTAACTGAAAAGCGTCTGCTAATTCGGCGGCGGTTTCGGGTTCGATTGCCAGCGTCCCATCAAACAGGCTAGAAATATCTCGCCCGTCTAATCCGGTGATTTCACTGACAACAGCAACACCATCATCAATTGAGTTGAAACGTTGCTCAATCAAACCCGCTAAAGTTTGACCAAATCCCTGAGAAAAAGAAGCAATATATCCCATGTTTTGGGAGTATTCTTCCATCTCGCCTTCATCTTCCATTCGAGATTCTTCTACGTCAATTCCAAAAATTTGATAAAGAGTAGAAGCAAAATCTTCAATCCCTTCAGCGATTACATCATCCATTTCTTCTTCGCCCAAAACTTCCCTATCCTCTTGATCAAGGGCAGATTGAGCTAATTCAAGAAATGCCGAAAATGTTTCTGCTGAATCGTGAACTTCCTCGAAAGTTGTTGACTCTAAGATTGCTTGAATTTGACTAAGTGAATCCACTTTATTTCCTCCTAACTTGTTCTACAACGATTTTTCCATTTTTGGTTCTTCTGCGACGGGAAAACGTTTTTCCTATGCCGATACCGATAGCAGCTTCAGGTCTTGTCAAGATGAGAAGTCCTTGCTTAACTTTTGGGCGTTTTTCAAGGTATTCTCTATTGTTTTGCCTGAGTTGACTACGACCATATAAAGCACCTAGTCCTATACCTCCAATTGCAGCCGTACCATATAGTAAGGCATTGAAAGAAGCTAATTGATTTCGATGTTTAACCCTCCTAATAATAATCATTTTCTGTTTACCCGTTCTATGATTATTTTGCCCTTTTTGGTTTTCCGCCTTCGAGTGAAAGCAGATCCGCCAGTACGACCTTTATTGGCTTGGGCAACAGGGAGCATAACCTGTCTTAAAACCTTGGGATCTCGAAGATTTTTGCCCTCAGATTTTGCAGAATCTAAAGCCTTTTGCAAGGTTATTCTTTGACGTTCTGCCCCTTTATTTACCCGTTCTATTCGACCAAACGGATTAAAACCAAATTGAGCTAAAGAAGGGGATCTTATTCTTCTTATAATGATCATCGTTTTTTCACCCTCTCAACAACTACTTTACCATTTTTGGTTTTTCGTTTTCTAGTAAAGTACATACCAGCACCGACAACAGCACCAGTAGCTGCAATTCCTAAAGCCATTTTCCCGTAGATTCCTGCTATACGCTTGCCAAACGCACGGTTCTCTTGGGGATCGGCTCTGAATCTGTTGACTCGATTAATATACTCATCTGTCTCATTTTTGAAATCGGGGTTATTGTAATATTGCGGGTTTCTTTTTTGAAAGTTGTTAATTTGCCATTCCAGAACATCACCTCCTTTTCTTCCGACCCAATCATAAAATCCGAATTGAGCCGTTAAATGATTTGTATATTGATTTCGATGTTTAACCCTCCTAACAACAATCAAATTACATCACCTCCTAACTTGTTCTACAATTATCTTACCATTTTTAGTTCACATTCGCCGGGTAAAGGCTTTACTAAAATCTTGTTTCTTTTGTTTCATATTATCCTAATAATTATCATCGTTTAACCCTTTCAATAATTTGTTTACCATTTTTAGATTTGCGTTTTCTTATAAAGTACGCACCCGCACCAACAGCAGTGTTTTCTTATAAAGTACGCACCCGCACCAACAGCAGTAGTGGCAGCTAAACCAGCTAACAATAATTTGGGGTTTAATCTGTTTTTTTGAATTGATTGAGGGTTTTGTTTGGGAGGAGGAGAATATTTAGCAATAGCGCCCAATTCCCTGTTTACGGCATCTCGACCAAAATGACGATCAACAACTGTTCTCCAACCATCAGGGTCTATTTTTCTATATACAGGATCTTTTAAGATCGTGTTCATTTTTTTATCCCAATCCAAGTCCGAAAATTCACCCGCTTTGCCACGGGGTTGATTGAATTTTGTTAATAGACTTGATCTTACTTTTCTAATAACAATCATCTTTTTTTCACTCTTTCAACAATAATTTTACCGTTCTTAGTTTGTCTCCTCCTAGTAAAATACCCATAAGCAAAAGATCCGAGGATGGCGACATTGGCGGCCATTCCCAGTGCTCGAGCAAGTCTATATTTATTGGGTGGGGGTCTAACTTGCTCAGATGCGTTAACCCATTCCTTTGATTTGTCTCGATAATAGTTAGAAAAAGACTCGTCAAATCCTTGCCCAAATCCTGCTAGGCGGTTAGTTGATCCTGCTTTGTGAATCCTCCTAATAATTATCATTTTCTAT